AGCCACTTCTGCTGGTCATTAGCATTAGCAAATTGATCAAGACAATTTCCATTCCTATGAATTTCAAATATATTTGGTTTTATTCCTCTTCTTACCTTCCACTCAGTTTCGTTAATCGTAAACTCAACTTCAACCAAAGAATCTCTTTCGTTAGCAGTATTAATTAATTGTGCCTTATTAATCTTACGGAATGGTTTACCAAATAAACTAAAGGTCAAAGCATCCAATACAGTACTCTTACCTGCACCATTATTTCCAACAATTAATGTTGTAGCGTGTGAATTAAAACTGATTTCAGTAAAGTGATTTCCTGTAGAGAGGAAGTTTTTCCATCTTATAGTTTCAAATAATATCATTATCAGATTTGGGTGGGGGAATTACAATGTCATTTTTGGTGATGATAGCATACTCATAACCGTGTATTTCGCAGGTGGAGAGCATAACTTTATCATCCACTTCGATAATACTCATATCGGGATGGTCATCCTCTTCCTCCATCATCATAACATATCGCATTGCATCATCTTCTTCTTCAAAGATATACAGAACCTTATCACCCTGATCATCAATAACAGAATAGGCTCCTTCACTTTCTTTACCAATCACAGTTAGAATATACATTAGACTAACTCACATGCTTCTTGATAAATGTCTTGAATCATTTTCTGCACTCTTGACTTATCAAGATTAACTTCAGATTCCTCAATATACCTATTAAGTATAGAAAGTGTGTCCTCAGACTCAAATGCTTCAAACTCTTCAACTTCGTGTATGCCAAAGTTTTCTACAACTTTAAGTTCTGCTATATTAGCACTATACAACTTATCAATAAATTTTTCAAATTTTAATTGATCTGTTCTTGTCTTTACTACAACTTTAACTATCTTATTTTCCAACTCTCTTGCATCAAATAACTGATAATCAGTATCAGTATAATATACGATATGATGCATCCTGTATGGATTATTAACAGGAGTATGTTCTAAGGTTTCCGTATCGAATATATGAAATCCCCGATTGACATCATTTACATCATTCCAGAACATCTCATAAGGATTACCCAGATAATAAACATTCTCTTGATTTGAACGACAATGATAGTGTCCAGAATAAGTCTTCTTAAATTTCTTAAATATATCCCACTTCATTCCATGTTCCATCATATGACCTGGTGTTGCTCTGAATCCATTCAACTCAAGATGTCCCATACAAATAGGAGCACTTGACTTATTAATCATTGCCACACTCTTTTCTTCATTCTCCTTGTTTATCCAAGGCACAAGAAGAACATTACAACCACCTACTTCTATGGATGTTACTTCAGAATATACTTCAATATTATCATACTCTCTCAACAATAAATCTACTGCATTAACATCATTTGTATTCTTATAATATGCTGTATGATTACCAACAATGGTATGGACAGTGATGCCCATATCTCTTAGTCTATCAAAATAATGATCCTTTGCCCAAGTCAATGCAGCAAAATCAATACTCTTACGGATATCGAAGGTATCTCCCATATCAATAACAGTAGTAATACCTTCCTTCTCTAAGGTAGGAAAGAATACATCATTATAAAACTTCAGAAAATAATCATGGAAAAGTTTCGAGTTTTTCCTTGCTCCGAAGTGTTGATCAGTTATTATCGCAACTTTCATTAATTACGAAGTTTAGCGTGAACAGCATCTTTGATTTGATTATAGTTTGAATAGTTAGTTCCGTCAATAGTATTGCTATCATCAAACACTTCTTGATAACCAGACTTCTCAAGAATCTTGTTTTTAATTTCTAATTGGCGTTTCTCTCTTTGTATTCTACGGAGAAATGCATAATGTATAATTTGCGTAAAGTAAGCAAAAGGATTCTTGGATTTCTCAGGATCAAAGTTATGTATGTACTGAACGCAATTTTCGATTCCATCAGAGATCATATCCTCCTTAAACATATAATTAACAAAGTTTGGTTTGAATGATAAATGATTTGCAATCTTTAAGAAACACTCACCTATGTACCTTGGTATAACTGGTTTAGTATCCCAAGAAGATGCTCTACCTTCTTTATTTGGAGGTTCACCAAACTTCCTAATGTAAGTAATTTCTATATCTTCACGATATGTAATTAATGCCGCAAGAAACTCTTTGTTATTTACATAGTGTTCAGATCTTTTTCTTCTTGCCATAGTTTTACCTGGTTGTATAGGCATAAATCTTTACCACTACTATGTAGATAGTATAACATTTAAATCAAGACTTGACAAGTTATAAAAACCAAGTAGAATACCTTTGTGGGGTTTGAAGGGATATCTTATATACTAAGTCTTTTTAGGACTATTCTTAAATATTTTCTCTAAGATTTCTTTTGCATCAGTTACACTAGATATGTAACCCATTCTTCTATTGATCTTATTAGAATTATGTGTGCCGAGGTCGTTGTCGTGAACATATTGTTGATGCATTACCATCATTTCTACATCAAATGATTCTGATAGAGTAATTACATCATCTAAATTTATTATAAACATATCATCTTTAGTTGTTTTCAACCAAGGTTCTATTTTATATGCAGTCATTCCTGATCTTGATTTGAGTTCAACAATCATTACAGGATTATGAATAACCAACATTGTTCTATCTTCTTCTTCCGAAGCGGCAACTCGTGCGAATACTTCTTCACCCGATTTGAACTTTATAGTTGCATAAAAGTCTTCTTCCATATTATTTCTTTAAATTGATTGCTATGATTTCATAATTAAAGTTTTCTTCATTGTATATTTTAATTCTTTCTATAAAGTGATTGAGAGTATAATTCCTTTTAGAATTTTTAGTGCAATCATCTGCTATATCATACAGAGTTGCTTTTACTTTATCCTTACCTTTTCTTAAGACCCTGCCGATGGACTGGAGATTCCTAATCCTGGATTTGGAGGGACTGGCGAAGATGATATTGTGCAACCGCTTAATGTTAATCCCAGTACTAAAAGTACCATAACTCGCAATGATGATTGCATTTGATTCTTCCTCGGTAATTTCTCTAACAAGTTCTCTCTCACTAGTTTCTACACCACCATGAATAAAGAATACTTTACGGTCATCTTTCTTATTATTATTTATTAAATCGTAAAGGACTTGACCGTGTGCTTCTACTCGTGCAAACAGTACAAGAGTGTTACCTTTTAGATCTAATGTTAAATTTTTAATAAAGTTATTTCTCTTCTCATGAGATATAAGATATTCTATTTCATCATTATATGTTTCAAAAAGTTTTGGTAAATGTTTTAAGACAAGACATTGTATATCTAATTGAGAAAGATGTCCTTGCTGCATTAACTCATCAGTTCTTGTTACTTTATATGCTGGACCAAACAATCCTTCTAGTACCCACTTATGAGTCTGAGTTCCATCAAGGGTTCCTGTGAATCCAAATCTATACTTAGTATGGTGAAGTTTAGTCATTATAGATACTAAGGACTTCGACTTAAAGAGATGTGCTTCATCTCCTATAACTACATTGTATTCCTCAAAGAAGGATCTTTCTAATTTATATACAGATTGCCAGGTAGTAATAGTAACAGGATAATCATTACTCTTTTCTCTTCCAGCATATATCAGGTGGCAAAATGACTCAGCATCCCAACCATAATCAGAAAAGTCTTTATACATCTGCTCTACTAGCGATGTCGTTGGAACAACTAAAAGGATTTTTTGTCCTTTCTCTACATAATACCTTACAAGAGCGTAAATCATTAAAGATTTGCCTGAAGCAGTGGGTGATATCAATAGCTTTCTATTATGCCTTAAAGCATCGTATACTCCCTCAATTTGGTATTTGCGAGGAGAGTGGTTGCAAATAGAACTCATATAATCTTTCACACCATCATATGATATTCCCTCATTTACTTCAAAGGGAGCACCATAGTAATCATTATCTTCAAACTTATAGGTATAGTCGTGTCTTTCGCAAAAAGAAACAATCTTATCTAATAACCCTACATATATCTTCTTTGATCTCATATCGAATAGATGGATTTCTCCATTCCAATTCCTATTGCGATATTGGGGCATAAACTTTGCACCTTCAACCTCGAAGGTAAAGTAATCCCTTAACTCATATTGTATATGAGGTTCTGAATCAATTTTTAAAAATACTTCGTTAGACTTGGATATAACGACATTAGCTGATGTATCAATCACCTAGTCCATGCGTCTAGGACTATTTATGAAGTTATGTCAAGTCCCTATCATAATTCCATACAACATCTATATTACCCGATAGAGAAACTCTTTTTTCATCTGTTTCATAAAAAGGATGAACTTCATGATGCAACCAAGAAGGAAATAGTAACATAGTTCCTTCAAAAGATTTATTTAAATCGTACACAGTAGTAATAGATTTTCCTTGTTGATCTAAATAATGAAATTTAAATGTTCCTGCAAGTTTTGCCCCCTCGCCAGTACCTTTTAAAAAATCTAATTTCCTTTGTTCCTTACAATCGTAAGGAATTTTTAACCAAACAACAAATGAATATAAACCACTATGATTATGTTTTGGATTAAACTCATGTTTATATTGATAATTAGCCCAAAAATTTTCTAGTTCTAACCTATGTCTCGAAGGATATATGTGTTCCCCATCCTTAGTAAGAATTTTAGGTGCTTTTAAGGAGTCCATCGTTTGAGGATATGCCTCGTGATGAAGACTAAATGCAGGATGTAATGCATTTGCCATAAAATAGTCATCTTTATCCTTTAGAATAAAACTCTTACTTATATTACCAATCAATGTCTCTTTAGCATCCTGATAATTTTCCTCTCCATCCTTAACCATCTTCCATAGATGATCGACTACCTGTGGTGGTAATTGTTGTTCCACCCACGGAACAATATTATTAGGCCATCTCACCTCTGGCTTATACTTATTTTGAACTGTACTGTAGTTGTTTTGGTTTACACTATAGTTTGGCATTAACCTAACCCCGAATTAAATCTCATAAACTCAATTGCATTCTTAATTTGATACGTTCTATTCTGTATGACTTTAAGAATACTTTCCAAGTATACTAACATTGTATCATAATAATCAATTTTTAGCGAGGTATTGGATAGTTTTTCATCGGCATCCAAATACTTTTGCATAGTATCCTTGTCCCTTATTTTCTTTGGAAAAGGATTTGCTACGTATACATCTGGGTCTGCTTTCCCACTAAAGTACTCATACCGTTCATGACGAATGTTTTTTCTTTGTTGCTCTGCTTTCTTTCTTAAGAGAAAGATAGTATTATAAAGTTCAAAGTC